GCTTCGGCTTTGGCGGCTTCGGCTTTCTGTTCGGTTTCGCGCTGTGCAAGTGCATCAGCTACCGCTTGAGCGACTGCGGTCTTGATTTCGTCAGACATTGTATTATCTCCATTGATAGATTTTGTTTGATTTGTTTCGTCTCTATCGGTCAACGCCGCATCAGACGGTAGCAACGATTTAAGGGACATAACGGTATTGCGTGGTTCGGCTGGGGTCGGGGTCAGTGACGCTTCCCCGATAAACCAGGTCTTGATATAAGCAGACTTGCCAGCGGGTTCACGTTCCACGAGATGAGACAACGCCCCGCTTGAATATCCGAGCTTTCCCGCTTCGGCCATTGCATAAATGGCTTTTTCGTATTCGTCACGCAAGTCCATTTGAGCATCTGCCCACACGCCGACATCATCCACTTTAGTTTTTACCTTGCCGATAACACGTTTCTTGAGCGTGCCATCCATGCCGTGATTGTATAGAAGCGGTAAATCATCGGGCATGTTGATCGCGGTCTTTGCATCGAAATAATCACCCGTCAAATCAGGCTGTGACGCATCCGAAAAGCGGACGAGATAGCCGCCAATCTTCCCGCCGCCGAGTGCTTTGACTTCTGTACCGTATGCGATTAGTTCATCATCCATGTGTTACTCCGTAAAACGCAAAAAGCCCCGCTGTCTTTTCAGACAAACGAGGCCAGTTCAACGACTAGAGGCTTATGCAGGTACAACGCCCTGCTATTTATTTATGCGGCTATCTTACCACAGAATAGAATTTATGTGCTAGTCACATTCATTCTCAAATCTCCACCGCGCCTTATTGCCAGTGTCATTATCTATAATATACATTCCATCGTCACTTATCTTAAATATAGGTGGAAAAAGAAACTCCAATTCCGTTCCATCTTTTTTTTGCGAGAAATTAATACCCCACTGAGCAAGATTATTTCGTTCCTCTCTTGTCTCTGGTTGCAATGTAAGAACGTTGTCTTTTATTGTCGCTATCATTGATGCATCCCTTTTTTTTCTCTGTGCGTCAATTATAACTTATGTGCTAATGCAAGCCTATCGGTTCAATTGGTCTAATCGGCTGCGGCGTACACACTGGCGCAACGATATAACGCCGTCGGTCAAACTTGCCGCATGTCGGGGCGGACTGGAAAAGTAAGCCAATCATAAAAAGTAGGAATATTATTTTTCTCATGTCAATCCTTTTGATTGTAAATATCGCTTGACCTCGCGGTCAATTGCGTTGTCGATTGCGGTCTTATTATCTTGGATAATCTTAGACACAGTTTTCCATCTGCCCTTATGAAACCATGCCTGACTGCCGTCACCCTGCACGAATGGGGCATACGGTACAGCGTTCACAATCTTTATCTTCGTCTTATCGCCCCAGGCTTTTGCTTGCCAACCGAAACGCAGGTCAAACGTTCGGCGGTATGTCTGCCCCGCTCGCTCCTTCGGGTAATATTGCAACCCTTTGCGCTCATTGCCGATCAGCGTAAACGCCGCCGCTTCGCAAGCCTTGCCACGGACAGCGCGCGGGATGGATGATAATTTATCTGCAAATGCGGAATGACCGCGTAGTTTGAAAGATAGCATGTGTCACCTCGCTAAAAGGATTTCCTCGATGCGCCCGTAAGCGTTCGGGGATCTCCGTCTGTCTGTGGATACCAGCGCACATTTACAATTCCATCCGCCACATTCGAGCATATCACCCTGAGGCTTGACGCCGAGTGTATCCCATTCATCCGCGCGTGCTACGATGCCGTTCAGCGATAAGCAGGTGTTGCAATGCTCCGCGTCGCCATATTCCCACACCAGATTACCGCCGCCCTGCAACGTGATGAGCCTCACCGCTTCGTTATATCCAGCATTCCACTGATTTGCCCAAAGTTTTGCGCGTGCCAGTAATGGACTAACGCTTGTCCCGTCAACTCTCGCATCAACAATGTCACGATAGAATTGATCTACGTAGTCATACTGATTTAGTATCATCGCTTCGAGCGACTCGGACAGGTAATCAGGCGCGAAATAGTCCGTCATGCCCTCATCCTCCCACGCTTGACGATACGCCTGCGTGAGTTGCCCGCTGATAATGTTCGCCATCGTGTCGATGAATTGCCCGCCGATATTGCCATTATAGACACCGTTGACAAGCCCCTCGATGGCGTTCTCCATGTACTCGACGGTCTTATACTCGGTAGGTTTATACAGCGACCACCTAGACCGCCCTGATAGATACGTGCGGACTTCGGGAAACGTGGCAACAACTTGCCTAATGTGCGGTAATAGTTTCATCAATTCACCTTTTCCAGATTGACAAACACCCTTCCTAAAAATAACCCGTGACTGTACCAACAGGTATAAAGCGTCATGTCGTTACTCCGCTTGTCTCGCAATACGTCGAGAATATACGTCCATTGCCCTTCGTAGAATAGTGATAACTCCATGCTGCGGGGATCGTCTGCGTGCAACTTTTCAACCGTATCTACAACGTAATCACTGCGGGAGTAATCGCTGTAAAACTGGTAAACATAATCACCAGGCTCCAATTTGAGAAACTCCGCACCTGCCATGTCAGCGTGAGCGATGATGATCTGCGTCCCTGCGTAGGTCGGAGCCGATACGTACCCGTTTATCTCTGGTATCTCAACAGGTAAGACAGGCAGAAACACGCCATTGATAAGCAGGGCGAGGAATACGATCAAACTCGCACCATTGCCACACCATAAACACGGACGTTTGTCGGGTTGGTCGCCCATACAGGAGTGACCCATTTCCATTCAATAAAGTCGCCAGCAACGACGGCGATACTTGTATTGGCTTGATACCTTTGCAGTTGTGCGCTTGCAAGTACACTGCTGGAAATGGTCGTGTCAGTCGTGTTATTCAACCGCAAAGAAATTGTAGATGTTTCAGTAGTCGCTAGCACCGCGCCGACAAATACTACAACGTCAACAGATACAATCGTCCCAGCCAGTGGGATATAAATCCCACATCGCGCCGCCGTGTTCGTGGTCAGCGACCCGCCGAAAAAGTAAGTGGTTGAATCGGCTGCTGTGAAGTTTGCGCCCGTGCCACATTGCAAGGTATATACCAGACTGGCTAGCCCTTTGCCGCTGTCCTTCTGTGCGCCTGTTACGTTTGCAAATGATACGAAGTTATCTACCACAGAAGGAATGACGCTTGCAGGGCTGGCGTGACTGTGGAGTGTGGTAGCTCCGCCATCGGTCAGGTCGATCCAAGATGTATCCGCGGTCTGCACGAAACCAGTAGCCGCGATACCACCGAGAGCCGCCGCATTATCTACAACGCCGCTGTTGTCTGTGTCATAGACTGCCTTGGTCATATCGCCTACGTTGCCGACTGATGCGCTGACAGTGATCGGCGCGGGATTAGCTACAGTCACCGTGATATGGTTCGGATCTGTGGCCGTGGCCGTGATTACGGCGGGGACTGTGACACTTACGTTGATGTCTGCCATGTTACGCCGCCAATATGGTAAAGTTTCCCGCCAATACTCTGCGGTCGTTTGTGCCATCGTTCCACGCAAGATACCATTCGTGATACCCAACGCCGATGGTGGTCAGTTGCGTATTGGTCAGGCTCAAAGTAATCTGCCCATTGGCAAGGCTTACGGCCGTAACGGTGATCGCAGTCGAGGCGGTCACTGTCTGGACAAACGCTGTAAATGTATAGCCTGTCAGTGAGATGTCAAAGTCAAGCGCGATGGACATATCATCTATCGCGGTCACTGTGATGTTCAATTGCCCTGGTACTTGCTGTAAGTCTGCCATATCTAGCCTCCGTATATCTGTCTCAAATACATCATCCACACCGCGAGAAATATCTCATCTATATCATCCTCGTCACGCTTGCGCGGCTTTGCGGGTGGAAACTCCACAGGTAGCGCGTGCGGGCGTGTGTAGGATTGCATGAGTAAAAGCATTACTGTCCTAAATCCTCGTACCACTCAAAATGAATAATGACGCGTGTTGTGGCTGTGATTTCTTCGTATCGAATGACATAGGTTGTATTCGCTTTCAATACGATCTCATCATTGGCCCTCACTCCGTCCGCTGTCTTTTCTGCCGCGCCTGCGATTGCGGTATATGGTAGTTTTACGCCATCTGCCGAAGTCACGCCGTCAACAATAACCATGCGCGGGTGTGGTTGTCTCTTTGGTCGCGGCCTCGACTGCCTTGTCGATGGATGCGGCGAGTGCTTTGATTGCGCTGTCATCCTGTACGGGCTTGTCGTGATGCTTGCCGATCTCGAACGCTTTCACGATGTCCAGTTCATTCTTTGCATCGGCCAAGCGAATACGAATAGGGGCGGCGATTTCCTCGCGTAGATGCTTGTTCTCCCAATCGACGGCAGTCCCTTTCCCTTTGATGCTCCAGGCTTTCGCCTTTGAATACCAGAGCGCAAGGTCTTTTGTCTCATCAGGCGACAGGGTGACAGGCTCTACTTCGGGTTCTGTTTCGGTCGGCTGTGTATCTTCCTCTGTGTCTGTGTCGGTCGTGTCATCTTCGGTCGCTTCGTCTTGACCTTTGATGATCTCTTCGAGTTCGTGTTCCTGTTCCTCGTCCAAGTCAACGCCCATAAACGACATGACAAACTTTGCGATTTGCGGATTAGAGATGATCGCGTTGGTGTATGCGGTGACGCTGGCAGAACGGGCGTTCTCGTCCTCTTGGAACACGTTCAGGCTTTCGGGCTTGAATTGCAGACGGTAGTCATACGGCTTGAGAATTTGAGAGTTGAATGTTTCCTCGATGGTGTGATAGATGGTGACGAAAGTACTTGTTTCGTACCACATACGGGTGAGGCTGTTCACTTCGGAGGCGAATGCTTTGTCAGACATGAACAGAGCGGCGGGAATGCCGAACGCCGTCCCGATGTCCTCGATAGCTTGTTGCTGTATTTCTGTGTAAGCACCTTTCAATTCTTCCATGCCAGCACCGACGCGGATTAGTTCCAGGCTTTCGCTGTTGATGAGCTTGACAACGCTATCGTAAGCACCACGCAGGAAGCGGGTCAAATAGTTCTCTGCCTTTTTCTTTTCTTCCTGTGACGGCATCCCTTTGACGTTGCCGATGTACGCGGGGACAAATCCTCTGTCGCCGTATATCTTCATCGTGGTAGACATGGAGGCGAGGAGTTCAGAAGCAATGAGAGACGTTGACATTGGAGAGGTCAGCGGACAGCCGATTTCCACATCTGAATCAGGAAGCCAGAAGTAGAATATATCCTCGGGGGCGATGCGTTCATAAACGCCTTTGTCTGTTGAGCGGTCAAACCACTCTAAGCCGTTCTGTGTAATCCAGGGCGTAATGGTGTGCGGCGCGGCGTATTGCAGACTGATAACGCGCCTCGTTGTCTTGGAAGGCAAGAGATACGCAGAGCCGCCACAAAGGGAGGACGCGAGTAGTTGCATCATTCTGCGCGGCTCGTCAATAAAGCCGACTACATTCGCCCAATCTGTTGACGTGTCCACCACCTCACCGCTTGGCTTGACGATCTCAAACGGCAGACCTGCGACCGCATTGGATGTCATGCTGACAGCCTTTGCGAGCCACGGGACGACACTCTTGAGCATATTCGAGCGGGTGTATATCCCGTTCGATGTGGCACGCAGGAAGCCGTCTAGCCCGCCCCAGCTGTCAAAGTCAATTGCTTTCAAATTCTTGTTCATTGTTACACTCCTAAGATATAAGCCACGAGTCGGACATATCGCCCTCGTAAGCATATCGCAACGCGTCTATAAGATGGTTGTTTTTATCAACTGGTATTTTCAGGCTGTTTCCGCCCGCGTCTTTCTTCCAGTGGTATTGTGATAATTCATTCTGCATATTTATACATGATACATCAACTATAATTTTTTGTTGTTTCAGCCAATCTATGCCAAAGTTGACGCTATCCTTTCCCTTTACCGCTCCCGCCGCATATACAGAATGATTGTTCAATTCCTGAATAGACTTTGGTTCGCTGCTATCACAGACCACGCGGTCACTGCCTATCATCTCAATCATGCGCTCGGCTAGAATATCATTGGTCAATCCGCGCTCATATAGTTCTTTGAATATGTAAATCGTTTTACGTGTGCTGTCGTAATGCGTACACAGTCCAGCGGCGGGGTCACTACTAAAACCAAAGTCTAACCCGTTGCGCCTGTTGGTAAACTGGTTAGACATTCCTGATAAATCTTCTACCGCCCAATTTGTAAAGATGACATCACCCAGGATGCCCCAATTACCGAGCGTATAAACGTTGTGATAATAGGTATCCGTTTCACATTCCAAGTCCTTTATATCGTCGGGCGTGAGATATTTATTATCCTTGTACGTTGTTTTTAGTATGGTCAAATCAGGCGACACATATTCCCGCTGTCCATCCGCCCAGCCAATACCGCTGAAGTATTCCTGATAAATCCAGTGACTTTTGAGTACAGGATTAAATGACAGCGTAATCCGCTTCTTTGTCTTATCATCACCGCCACGCTGCCGCTTGATAAGTTGCTTTATGCTGTCCTTGCTTGTTTCGGTCGCTTCCTCAATCCATAAGTCGGTAATGCTTCCGCTTTGTGGGGTAATTGACTTCAACTTTTCCACATCGTCCAAACCTGCGAAGATGATCTGCTTTCCATTCTTACAGGTGATTGTACCGTCTGTCTTATTGATACTAAAGTATGGTGACAAATCACTGGCTATAATTGCCTTTTGCAGTTCCATTGCCACCGAGCCTCGTATTGTCCGTGATACCTGGCGACATACCAGATAATTACGCTTCCCCTCGGTTAAATCTAAAATAGCCCGTTGCGCTAAAAACACAGACTTACCACTGGCAGACCCGCCATAGTAAATCTGTGTTCGGCTTGTACTTTCCAAGTATGGAAGGTAAGCGTCATTTATCGCTATCGTTGCTTGTGTCATCACTTGCCTTGATAATCTTTATAGTTAGTCCGCTTTCACCACTATGCTCTATTTCATCTTTGGGCTTCCCTACCGCATACGCTAAAAATAACGCCCTGTCTGCGGGGTTCTTACTTTTGGCTAATCGGCGCAACAATGCGGCAAACTCTGTCTCGTTCTCTGCGCTTGGCTCGTTGCCTATTTCTTGCGCCAGTTTCCGAAGTTTCACAAAGTTGTCAATGCGACCTTTTCGATTTATCCGCTTGTCACCTTTGACAAATGGCTTTAGATTACCTATGTTTGCCACTGTTGCCTCACTGCAAAACAGGGACGGCCACTACTTCAAGGATTGCGCCTGCCTGTTTGACTTGCATTAGTTTTGTCGCAATGTCTATATCCTGTTCTCCAAAGTCCAACACAACCCGAAGCGACCCATCTGCCATAGTCGTAACTTTTGAGACTTGCGCCTTGAATTGGATTAGTGTTACATCATTTGCCACTTTTCACTACCTTATTACAAAACTCGCATCCTTCCGTATGCCGCCTCAATTGCGCCCGTATCGCGTTCCGTTTGACGGGTAAGCGGGCGCAGCGCAGGCGGATCATCAGGGACATTGCTTTACCACATACCATGACGGTATTTTACCACTTATACAATGCCTGCCCGCTTCTTCCTTCGTCTTTCACGCTGGGCAATCCTGCGCTTGATCTTCTT